TTCATTTCTTTTTCTTTATCAGCGACTTCTTTTTTCATTTCTTTTTCTTTGTCAGCGACTTCCTTAACATCTTTCTTCTCGTCTTCTTTTTCTTCAGACTTGTCGTCTTTTTTGTCAAGGTATTTTTTAAGACCTGCAGGTAACTCACCTTCTTTCATATCTTCTTTGTCTTTAGAAGCTTTCATCATTTCTTTTTTCTCATCATCTTTATGAGCTACTTCTTTCATGTCTTCTTTTTCTTTTTCGTCTTTCTTCTCGTCAGCTTCGTAAGCAGCAGCCATAGTTTCTTTTTCTTTGTCTGCTTCTTTTTCTGCTTTTAGAGTAGGCATTGGGTCGGCTGCTCCTGCACTTTTTTGTTGTGGGTCACCAGTAATGTGATTAACCCCTTGTGCGAAATCTACTTTAGCGTCCGTCGGTGAAGTGATTGCTTTATTCATCACTTGTTGTACAGTTGCCTGTAACGACTTTGCTGGTTCAGCTGGAGCGGCGTTTTTAGTTGGCAAATCTGCCACAGTTTTATCAGCCATTGTTCTATCTCCTCAATAGTTTATAGTTGTTATTATTGCAATAATTACACCATTCCTAACGGAATGTGTCAATTACTATTTATAAAATTACAGCTTTTTAAGAAATGATTCAAAGATTTTAGCATTAACTTCTGCTATCTTTTCTCTTTTTATCTTTTCTTCAGCCTGTACTTTTAATTCTTTTACTTCTTGCTCTTTCAATATCCCATTATTCCAAACCCACTCTTTGCCTTCCATAATGCCTTCTACAAAAGCGTCTGGAGCACTTGGGTCTGCGACTATATCAGCCGCGGTTGCAAGATAAAAATCGTCTTTGACTACATTAGCACCACCTACATTTGCAAGTGTGCCCATTCCTCTACTTGAAACACCTAATTTTGCACCCTCATCAATTAAACTTTTCACTATTTTTCCATATGGGGTATCTAAAATACGTGCCTCACCTATAAAATTACTGCCTTCTGGATTGAGAGCTTTGATCATATGCGATACTCTTTCTAAATTTACTGTCGGGCCATCAGGATGACCAAGTTCGCCAAAAGCTCTATTTTTTTGAATAAACTCTCTATTATAACGAGCTACTTCTTTTTGTAAGATTTCTTTAGGATAGATTCTTCCATTTCTATTTTTCACATCGGATTGCATGAATACACCTTTAATGGCATAATTCTTTTTGCCATTAGCTTCTTCTACAATATATTCTGCGTTTGATATTTCTTCGGTAATTAATTTCATTTGTATCTATCTCTAATTTCTCTCTAATATTTATACAAATTATTATCTGAAAACCACTAAAATCGTGTAATTATCACCATTTGCAAAATTCTTTGTGGATAGTAAAACATCACCTGTTGGTGTTGTAGCGTTATTAACTATCTCGTTACCATCTGCTCGTAAGTCCCAAAAACCTTGACCAGACAATGAAACTGCGGTAGCGTTTGTTGCGCCATCCCATATTAATTCTACAGATGATTTGCCTGATTGTGTATTTACAGACCAAAAGATTTTAGAGATTTTTCTTGTCCCATCTTCGGTCATAAAAGTTGTATTGCTAGCGTCAATTTTTTGTACTAAATTTTCACCTGTACCGTCTGAAAAGTTAGTCATTTTGACAGCATACTTTACACCTGTTGTATCTGTTAATACCTGTGTTGAAACTGTATCAGCCATATTAGTGTCCTACGCCAACAGCAGTAGCACTTACAGCACCACTTGATGAAATTGTATGTTTAGCATGTTTTTCAATTGTAATTTCATCGCCAGCAGAGTGTAATAACGTTGTACCTAATGTAGTACTACCATCTTTAACTGTAATAGTATTTGTACCAGCAGTTGCAACTATTCTTACAAAGTGTGCTTTACCAATATCGTTATCAGATAAAGTACCTGCAACAGCTGATCCTTTAAGTATAAATGTTCCCATTTCTATCTCCTTAAAATTGTTAGTGTTTCTTTATCAAAATAATTCATTAAATCTTGTTTGCTGACACCGAATTGTTTTGCAGCGTTATTAACATTCTTTTCAAAGTTTGCAATAACGTCACCGTCTTTGTCAGCCATTCTAAACACCATATCAACAGCACGCTTCATTTTAGGCGTGAGTTTGTTATACTGCCTAGTACGTTTATAATCGTTTGCTTCAGTTATATTATCTTTTATAAAATTACTGAGCCACTTCATCACTTGACGCCTCTGGTGTTGCAGGAGTTTCAGCACTTATATCATTACCACTAAACACGTTTGCTTCTGGAGCGTCTGCGCCTTGTTGTCCTGTAAATGCCGATCTTGCCACATCAGTTTTTGCGTCATCTAAAGCAGACGAAACTTTATCAGCAAGAGCATTTTTTAAATCATCTCCTGCTTGTTTGTTGTCGCCTTTTTGTAACGAATTAACAAATTTTCCTATATTCTCTTTACTCATTATTTATCTCCTAATGTCGGTTTTTCTTCTTTACCACCATCCTCTTCTTCTCTAGGACTAATGGCGTTTTGTTCTGGCGCTTGTTCAGCACCTTCTTCTTCAATTTGTTTGTCAATTTCTTCTTGTTCTTGTTCATTTTGTTTTAATATTTTTGTTCTAATGTAATCATTTGAGAAATACTTACCAACATAACCTTCTAGTTGTTGAGCAAGTTGTACTCTTTCTCTCATCATTTCACTATGTTTTAATTCAGCAAAGTAACCATCTTGTAAGAAAGTATATGTAATATCTCCCATCATTGAATCCCATTCTTCAGGTGCAATAACACCTTTTAGAATTAATTGTGTCTTCAATAGATCATGGAATAACATTGTAAATTTCTTTCTTAAACGACCTACAAATTTAGTAAATTTAACTTCATCTCTACTAATTTCTGCAGCTCTACCAAGATTGAAACCTTGACCACCTTCTAATCTACTAATAGGTATGTTTAGAGAACGATATAATTTCTTTTGGAAATATTCTATATCTTGTATCTCACCTAAATTCTGACCACCTGGTAAAGTAGTAATTTCAGTTCCTCTCCCACCTTCTCTACGAGGTAACCAAAAGTCTTCTAACATACTCATATAGTTTCTGTCATCTCTTATTTCACCTGTACTTGCGTCATAAACAAGTTTATTTCTATATCTAGCCATAACATCTCTTAAATATTGTTCGGCCTTGATTTTAGGTAAGTTACCTACATCAATATAGAATATTCTTCTTTCAGGTGCTCTAGCAATTCTGTAAATAACAACAGCGTCTTCAATCATTCTTAATTGATTAACTGGTTTAATTGCTTTATGTAAATAAGATAATACTTGATTATGAGTTTGATCTACTAATCCTGATGGACAATAAGAAATAGCGTCTGTTGCTATTCTTAACCCACCTGCGTTAGATGTAGCAGTTGGGTGTATTCCTTTTTCATTGAATATATAATATTCCTGAAATTTGTTCTCAAAAGCAAATGAAGATGGCATACCATCTGTTCTTTGTTTTCTTATTTCTCTAATTTTTTTAATTTTTCTAGGATCAATATATCTTACTTCAGATATTCCTAGTCTTGGACTATCTTTATCAATGATCTTATGGTAGAATAATCTACCATCTACATACCATCTTCTAAAAATGTCGTGGCCTTTTATATCAAAGTTTAATAATTTTAAAACTTCACTAAAAGACTCTCTAATTTTTTTCTTAATTGAGTCACTATACTCAATCTTACTTAAATCTACTTGTACAGATTGTTGATTTTCGTTAGATACAATTGCTTCTGATACTATATCCTCAATTGCGAGATCACACTCGGGATGGAGTGATACTTCTCTATATCTTCTAATTAAATCTAATTCGTTACGAGCAGTAACATCAAACCCACCATAAGACGCAAAGAACCCACCAGCAGGGACGGTTTGTGTGCCGTCCTCTGCTTGAGGTGGGACTATGTTTTGTCTTGGATCGGTTGAGGGACCTTTCAGTCGCTCTATTTTAAACCCAAACAGTTCAGCCATAATTTAGTTTCTCCTATTACTAATACTTATAATGGTATTAAGTAGTAGTATTTGTTTCAAAGTATTGGTATCTATGTGTGGCAGTAAAACTCTCTACGGAGTTGTTATCACCATACGATAGAGCAATATCATCCAGAGTTGTTGGAAACATTCCTCTGAATGTGTATGATTTAATCACGTTACCATTTCGGTCTAACTGATCAACAAATGCGTCAACTTGATAATCAACAGGATTTACTAATCCTTCGTTATCTGACATATTGTTAATACCGTTTAACCATCTTTCGTATGCGTTTCGGATTAAGAAGTTTGTATCATTTAAGATAGTTGTAGTCCATGTAGCAAATGATCTGTCACCTGCAACATATAACTCCCTACCTCTAAATGGTATTGCAACTTCCGTTACCGTCATACCAGGTAAAGTTGTTGATGTACATAAGAAAGACATATTTTCAGTCTCCCCACCTACAGCAGCATAACCTGGGAAAGGCATTGTTACTCTAAACTGATTGGCACGAGCTCCACCGCCTCTTAACTTAGCTTTAAAGTCATTTATATTTGGCATGTGTTTATCCTCCTACCACTTCTTCAAATGCAACGCCTGATCTTGTTGCAACGAATTGTAATGTTATGAAGTTGATTGATCTATTTGGTTTAACAAATATATCTGCTCTAAACTCATTTCTATCAACGACAAGGTCTGGAGAGTTATTTGTTTCGTCACAAACTACTGAAAAGTCTGTAATACCTCTTCTACCTTGTACATCTCTTAGGAATGGTTCAACTATGTTTCTAAATTGAGCTCTTGTAAACTCGTCATTAAATTCAAATAATTGAAATTTAGAAGCAGTTGATATTGCCTTCTCCAAAGTAATGAACAATCTTCTTACGTTTATTCTATCAAATGCACTCGGCGTTGATAAACCAGTCTTATCACCAAACAATAATGTTCCTTGTCCTGGCATTGTTACAACTGGATTTATTCTTGCTCTGTACAATTCATCTCTTTCAGTTTTGTTAGGGTTGTATGCAAGTTTAACCACACCTCTCATAACTCCTCTGTTGAAACCAGCAGGTGAGAACCATGAGTCTGCGACTAAATCTGTTCTTGCAGCCAATCCAGCAGTATCTCCGTTAAGAGGTACATATCTGAACAAGTCATTGTATTTGTCATAAGTGTATTTGTATCCACTATCAAATACAGCGTAAGATGATGATCTAATTGAATCAAAAAATGATTTAACGTTACTAGTTTGAGTAGTAGCGTTTGTTACATTTACTACATCAGCTCTTTCAGGTGAGCAGAATACAACAGCGTCTTTTCTGTTTTCTGCAATTGTGATAAGGTTATCTAAATGAGTAGCGTCACCTTTACCAGCGATGATTAAATTAACATCAACTGTATCACCGTCCTGATATTTTTCGTATGCAGTTTTTAATTGAGCAGTAGTAACAGCAGAACCATCAGAACCACTTATTAGTGATCTAGTAAAAGGTAATGATAATGCTGTAAATGTAGTACCACTTGCAGTAGAACCCCAATTTGATCCTGTTGCTACGTGGTCCATCCAATAGATGTATTGTGATTTGTTATAAATTACATCAGCGTAATAGTTTGTATCACCTTGTGCTGTTTTAGCGTCTGAAGCTTTTGATAATGAATCATAAACTTCTAATACTTCACCAGCAGTACCTGTGATTGCACCGTCTTCATCTATTACGACAATGTGTAATTCATCTCCAGAACCTGATCTTGTTGATGTGTAAGTTGAAGTACCTGGAGCTTTATCTACTAAATCGTAGTATTTCCATCTTCTTCTTACAGCAGATCCGTTTGCTACAGCAGTATGTAATCCGCCTGTGCCTGAAGGATGTCTTACGAAAGTTAATGTGTTTGTATTAACAGCAGTAACTCTATATTCGTGTCCGCCAGTTTCGCCGAAATTTACTATATCGCCTACAGCAAAGTCTGTGCCTGAAGTTAATACAATAGTTGTATCTCCTACAGCTGTTGATGAATCGTTTGTTGTTGTTTTTGCAGCCATCTCATATGCCGTTGCACTCGGACATACTGATACTGACAATGAATTACCATGTACGCCTGCTGTTCTTGCAGCCCACTCGCCAACGTTAGCAGAACCATCGTTATAAGGTCCTGTTGTACCGTCACCGTTTTGGTAATGATCTGTATTTTTTATTTGTAAAGCAGTTCCAGAAACTACTGCATTAACACTTCCAGAATTTGCAGCTCGTACTACTCTTAAACTTGATGAGTATTGCAAGAAACTTGCAGCACTAAAAAAGTATTCAAAAGTATTTGAGTCAGGTTTTCCGAATGTTTCTACCAATTCTTTTTCAGAACTAATGGTAGTAACTTCTTCCATTGGTCCTTGTGAGAATTGACCTGCAACAGCACCGATCGTAGTTGCTATTGCTGGAATAACATTTGTTAAATCCTTCTCTTTTACGAGAACACCTGGTGAAACTTGAAATGCCATATTTTTGTTCTCCTTATTAGCTAATAATAGGTATCATTAATCTCGTTTATATTTATAATATATCACCTTTTCGTACGGTCACAGGAGTCCACACTTCACCACTATCATCTTGTTGATATTCCTCTTCCTGACCATCATTCATAAACCCGAAAGGTGCCATGTCTTGTTCTATTGCGTTTTGTTGTTCAGCGTACATTCTAGCACGTACATCTTGGTCAGTCATTTCTTTAAAATATCTTTGATTAGTTATCCATGCAAAGATAACGCAACACATAACTAAATCATCATTTGAACCCTCTTCAGCCTGCCAACCACTACCACGTCTTACAAATGTTGATAATTCTTGTATTGTATGAAAGTCATTGATGATTATCTTATCACCTTCTAATAATGACTTCAAGTTTGAACAACCTATACGTTTTACTTGTTTAGTCATACGAACACCTAATTGTGTTCCTCTTTTACTAAAACCACCACCAAGTATTTGACCTGCTCTACCTTTCATCATACACATTAATAGATTAGTATATTCTAATTCAAATTGTAATGCGTCTGCTATTTGATGACCTAAATCATTTACTTCAACACATACATGAGCATTGTTATATGCTCTTGCAACTTTCTCAATAGTATGAGGAAATAATATAGGTTTGATTTCATTATCTCTAAATTTTGCAACCATCTTATATGGCATTTGTGTTACGTCAAATACAGCAAAGGCAGAATAATCTCTTACAGTACCACGTGCAACATCAACTGTCATAACATAGTCTTTACCTTGTTCAGGTCTAACATACATATCTAAACCCTCGTTTGATACAACAGGTGTATTGTGTGATAAGTTTCTTAATTTAGATGGATTGATTAATGTATCTACTGAACCTACAAACTCACACTCAAACTCGGTAGCAAATTGTGCCTCACTAGTGTTTCTGATTGTTTCATCTTTCCACTTTTCATCTCTACCAGGTACCTCTGACCAATGTACTTCAATAGGTACATAATCATTTCGTTTATGTTGAGCGTCATTCCATAGTTTGTAAAACATATTCATTCCATGTGGTGTAGATACAATCATAACTTTAGATTTTTTACCAGATGAAATTGTAGGATATACTGAACTAAAAAACTGTTCAGATATATTGTTCGGTATGAAAGCAAACTCATCAAGGAATATGATGTTAAATGAACCACCCCTAATCGCACTTGAAGATGTTGCAGCTGCAAGTATCTTTGAGCCATTTTCTAATTCAAGTGAACCTTTGTTCCAGTTTAATACACCTTGTTGTAACCATTTAGGTAAGTTTTCATATGCAAGTTGTAATCTACCTAATAAATCTCTAGCAGTAGATGATTTGTTTGCAAGTATGGCAACATTTATATTGTCATTGAATATAACTTGATGTAATAGATATGCGATAATTGTAGTTGATTTACCAGACTGCCTAGGTAATTTACAAATAGAAAAACGATTTTCATGGAATGTCTTAACCATTTTATCCTGAAAAGGATACATATTAAAAGGTACTAGACCTTCATCAATATTAACAATTCTAGTATATGTTTTTATAAAATGTATAGGGTCATCCATACACTTGGCAATCTCTCTTACTTGATCTTCGGTATAACTTTGTTGTAGATTTGCTTTGTATAGATTAGGATTACCTAGATATGCTTCGGTCATTAATCTTTACCTTCAATAGTTGTTCCTTTAAAAGGATCGTTTTTTGTATCTCTATTGTATTGATCAAACTCTTTGTCTTCTTGTGGTGTTACATTCTTATTTTTATTTTTTAATAAACTATGTAATTCTTTTGATGAACCTACAAATAATGCTTGTTTGATATTTGTACTTGTTTTATCAGGTACGTGTTTTAGTGTTTTTAATTTACCTTGTAAATCTTGTAACTTATCCACAGTATCAGCAACTTGTTTAATTAAGTTACCTGCAACTTCATATGCTCTAGGATGCTGACTTTCGTTTGCAATATCAAGTATGCCTTGTATTGCGTCTTGTCCTCTTTCTATAAGATTGTAATAGTTTTCTCTACTATATTTGTAATCGTTATCTACGTCTTCTTTTCCTTTTTCTTCTATTCTAGGAACTGGTGGAGTGTATTCTTTTTTGACTACGGCCTTTGTTACAGGCTTGTCGTTAGAGATACCAAGGGCTTCGTTTATTTTTTCGTCTATACTCATAATTATTGATCACTATCTGTAGTCTGGTTATATGTTTTCGAATCATTAAAATTAGTTATAGTTGTAGTAAATCCAAAATCATCATCTGCGTCAGCTGATGTAGGATTAGGTACTACAACAATTCTTTCTTCTCTTGTTGAACCTGCTGCTGTATCTGTAAATAAATCTGCCGTTGTTTCTTTAATTACTTTAGCAGCATACACAGGACCATACAAGTAAGTTTTAGCAGTAAATCCTAAAGTGTAATTTACAGCACGTCTTGTCGTAAAAGAACCATCGTAGGTATCTTCATAATTAACACTATTTAGTGTTATCGGAACATCACGCTTTATTCCCATCTCTGGTATTGCATTGATTGTTACTGTATAGTCAGGTTGAAAATAAGGTAATATTTGTTCTATGATTTGTAATCCACCTTCAGCAGTTGCTGTAAATGAATATAAATTAAAACTTATATTGTAAGGTACAGGATTATATTGATAGTATTGTTGTCCTGCGTCTGAACCATGCACTTTTTTAAACTTACCTACTCGTTGTAATTTACGAGATGAGTCGTAAGAGATACCTGATATTTCAAAACCCATACGAGGTAATGAAACAGCCATTTCTCTATTTGCTAAATTAGGTTGTTGTTCTAATCTTGTTAAAAACTTTTCTTTAGGCGAATATGATAAAGGTACTTTTAATCTTTGTAATACAGAACCATCAGCGTCTGTTCTATGAATAATTATATTATTAAATATTGTACCAAATGCAACAACAACTTTTCTTAATGACTCATGGTAAAATCGTCTTCCGAACATTATACTTGACCCTCATCTATTTCACCAAAAGGGTTTCTTTCTGTGAAATCTAATATATCATCTGCCGTACTAGCAGTACCAAATCCTGCGTCTGCTTCATACGTAGCGTTATCAGCGTAATCTCTTGTTTGTGTTGCCAGATTAACATCAACATGACTTTCTAATACCAAGTAGTCGTAATTTTTCAATACTGAATCTGAAGTTTCTAATAAGAAACCTGTACCATCTTCTTGTACTAATTGATGTTGTAATTGATCAATAGATAATCTATCTTCAGCAACGTCAATTTCTGATCTACCAGTATCAATTTTTTCTGAACTATACTCAAATTTAGTTGTCTTTAATTTAAAGACAGGTAAGTTACCTAATTGAAAGAATGGTTCCTGATCTTCTACAAATTGTATCTCAAAAAAACTATTCATTAAAGGTACATAAATCAAATCACCTTCATTAGGTCTTCCATCTACAATCTGTACTGCTTGATTATCTACTTGATTTTGCCATCTTCTTTTTGCAATGACAAATGTTGTATCATCTCTAATTTCTAAACCAAATTTAGATACTAATTCTTGTTCGCCAGCAAAGCCGTCAGTTGTTTCAATATACATTTCTAACATGTATGATTGATCAAATTTAGAAAGAGTATCCTCTCCTAAAACTAAATCTTTATTGACTAATGTTCGTGGTAAGTAAAAGCAATCTTGTCCGTATATTTTTAGACCTTCAATTATAAGGTCTTCATGTAATCTTTTTTCTGCGTCATTACCAATCCCATTGCCACTTTGAAAATAATGATTAACTGGCATGGCATTATCCTATCATATACGTTACAGGCGTTTCGTAAGTGCCTCTTATTTCTTCTTCTAACTTTCTTATGTCTTCTTGTGCTTCTGAAAATATTTGTTGTCCGTTAAGTGTAACACCACCTAACATTGCAACGCCATTAAATTTAGATAAATTAGCACCCCATTGTCTTTTAAATAAAGCAGTAGCATATCTTTTTAAATATATGTCGTTATAAACGTCTGTCATAACGGTAGGGTCTAGTTTTCTAAAACACTCTATAACAAGATACTCGCCCACAGATATGTCTGTCTTCCAGTCCATATCTACGAATAGTTTATTATTGTATTGATTAAATCTAATAGGTTTTTCACCTACTAATATGTGGTCTAAAAAATCTAAATGTCTTAACACCATATCATAATGAATAATTGATGTTGAAGAAAAATCGTATAAATCGTTAAGTCTTAATTGGTATCTTATATCAAATAAGTTTTGATTACCTCTATTTGATAATGGGAATATTCTAGTTACAGCCAATACAGCTTCAGGTACTACTATGAAATTATTTTGTTCAGTCCATGCAGTAGTAACAGAATTTTTAGTTACACTAGACGCAGTATCACCTGACGGCGATTTAATTCTATCTACATCTGCTTGAGTTACTTGATATTTAAGGTATGTTCTTTCAACACCATCATAGTGATATTGAGCAAAATACTGTAACGCCTCATCTAGTCTATCTTCTAATTGATCATCATCTACGTTGATTTCAATTACAGGTTTCCCTAGTGTTCTTAAAGCGTACTGTTTTAATTGTTCTCTTGTTGCTGGGTTGGCCATATTAATCCTTTATTACTATTTATAATAGCAATTAAATACACCTTGCCTATTGATGAAAATAGGTATATAACTATGGATTAAGTTGAAGTACCGTATAAGTCTTTAACTGTAGAACCACTTGAGTCTAAAATCTGTAATCTAACAGCACTACTAAAGTTTGATGATACTATACCTGAAAGTGTGTTATTTCCAGCAACAATAGTTTTGTTAGTTAAAGTTTTAGTATTATCAGTTGAGATAATATCAGAACCACCCAATGTAGCAGTAGTTGCTTCTAAATTTGCAACTAATGTAGCAACAGCGTATCCAGTACCACTAGTATTTACAGTTGTTGTTGGTGCAGCCTGATTGTCTTTAAACAATTTGAACTTACCATCACCAGCATCCCTAAACATACCAGCATACAAGTCTTGTGATCCTGATGTGTCGTATAACCCATAGAATCCAATATCAACAGCGTCTGAACTGTTGTTACCTGTTGCAAGATTGATTAGTGGATCTTCTACTGCCAATGTAGCAGTATTAACCGTAGTTGTATCACCAGATACCGTTAAGTTACCAGAGATTGTTACGTTGTTAGGTAATCCAATAGTTACCGTTCCTGAACTTTCAGCGACTTCAATCTCGTTAGTAGTTCCAGCAAACGTCATTGTTCCACCTAAAGCAACTGCTGAAGTATTAGAACCATCTGAAACCGTAATTGAAGAATTACTTAATGATGAGTTACCAATGTTTGATAATGTGTTATCAGAACCTGAGATTGTTTTGTTTGTTAAAGTTTTTGTTGTTTGTGCAAGGTAAGTATCAAATGTGTCAGTTGTAGTTTGACGCATTGTACCATTGTCGTTAGTTACGATACCATCAGCACCTGCAACGGCAGTTGTACCTGCTGTTGTTCCGCCATCCATTAAATTTATTTCAGCAGTTGTTGCTGTTACGCCGTCTAATATATTTAATTCAGCTACAGTTGATGTGATAGCACTTCCTGCGATTTGTAAAGTTGTTGCGTTTACTTCACCACTTGAACCATAAATTACTGCTTTACTATTTGCGATTGTACCAGCAGCAGAACCATCTATTAAATTTAATTCAGCAGCCGTTGCTGTTACACCGTCTAGTATGTTTAATTCAGAAACACTTGATGTAATACCATCTAAAGCATTTAATTCAGCAGCCGTTGAAGTTACACCATCTAAAATGTTTAATTCTTCTGGTGTAGATGTAATCTGTGTTGTTGAAGCAACAGCAAGAACTGGTAATGTACCAGAAACGTTTGGTAAAGATATTGTTCTATCTCCTGTAGGATCAACTGTATTTAATGTAGTTTCGTGTGCGTCATCTGTTGCACCTTCAAATACAAAAGCATTTTGAACATTAATTGTTGTTGAATCAACAGTTGTAGTTGTTCCTGAAACTGTTAAGTTTCCTGATACTGTAAGATTGTCGTCAATCGTTACTGTACCACCAGCTGAATCTATTGTAAGATTGCCTGAAGATGTATCTATTTCTCCTGCGGCAGTTTTACCTAATTGAATATTTCCTTGTATGCTACCAACAGTTTCGGCACCACCTGCAGTAGAACCATCGTGTAGTAACACTTTATTTAAAGTAGTATCTACGGTGATTTCACCAGCCGCACCTGTATAGGCAGCATTCTCAGCTGTAGTACCTCTTCTTAATTGTAAAATTGTTGGCATTGTTTTACTTCTCCCTTTTTTAACAAAAACTAATACTATTTATAATTATTAGTTATTTTAACCCTTATTTTTTTTAATTAGAGTTTGCAACGTACCCAAAATCTACTACTCCGACTTGAGCCACTACAGTACCCATATCAATTCTTCTAAATGTCTTGTGATTACAGTCTGTTGTTATAACGTTTAAGGAAACACCAAATGCGTCTGTTGGGGAATCAGCAACTCCTGATTCATCTCCCCCTAAAAATATAGTTTGTACTTTTGAAGCGTCAATTGACGTTTCTTTAAACTCATCAAATCTTTCATCTACTGTATCTACAGCAGTTTGTTTTGTGTTGTTTCCTATATAAGCCATCTATAATCCTTAACTTGATATATCATCTACTGTACTTACTATTACGTCACAAGACGAAGCAGTATCAGATTTAACTTTGAAAACGTCAGCAGATTGTACTACGTATTTCGCACCACCATCAATAACCTGTAATGCACCACCTGATTGGATTGGTGCGTTTTTTATAAGATAATAGTCGTTTGATCCATCATTAATAAAAACATCTACTTTGATTTCGCTTGATGTTGTATTTGCAATACCTATACCGATAACTGTATCATAACTGTTAGCAGTAAATAATGTTGAAGCTGATGTTCCAACGTTTCTTGCTATGTATCTTCTAAAATTCTGTGCCATATTTAATCTCTCTTATTTATATATTTATAATGCAATTGCCATCGCAATAGCAAAACCTTTCGTTGCTTTGTTATCTAATTGTGTTTGAATTGCACTTGAAACACCATCTAAATAACCTAATTCTGTTGATGTTACGTCACTTACTGATACATCACCGCTACCATCAGATACTAAAGCACGTGAAGCAGTTAAATCTGCCATCTTACTAAATGCAATTGCAGCTGATGATTTAATATCAGCATTGACTATATTAGTAATTGTGTTGTTATCAGAGTCAATTGTCTTATTAGTTAAAGTTTGACTTGACGTTAATAATGCGATTGAAGACGTATCTGATAAATCAGTTGAAGCGATTGTGATATTACCTGTACCGTCAAATGATTGACCAGCAATATTTCTAGCAGTTTCTAATGCAGTAGCAGTAGCTGCGTTTCCTGTAGTTGATCCTGAAGAACCTG